TAGGCCGATATCGCCGCCGTTAATAATCTTCGTGAGGCGGGTCACATCGCCAGTATCTGCCACATCGTTCAGGTTGCGGCTGCCCCAGAACCACAGCGCGCTCTCAAGTGCGCCCTTCTTGGTCAGCAAATACTCGGCTGCCTCCTCGGCGGTCATGCCAACGGTCTTTCCAAAGGCAGTAGTATTCGAACGCCCAGTAATTTGCTTCAGACCTTTTCCTCTGAAAAAATGGCCGTCATTTTCCTTGTGATTGCCTAAAGCACCTGACTTGGAGCGGTTTTTATCCATGTACACATAGTTGGCAATCTTCTCAGGCTTGCCCGCATATTCGGCGGCGTTCTCTTTGCCGGGGCCAAAGTAGCGCGGGAACACCTTCAGGAGCGTGGCCTCCTTGTAGTTCAGGTTCTCTTCGAGGACGCGGAAGTCCATGCTCTCATGGGCGCACTGGCTGATGAAGCCAGCGATGCGCTTGTCGGTGGTGATGCCGTACTTGGGCAGCATCTCGTTGAGGGCCGCGCACCACGCTCCAACTTCCTTGTTGGTCGGGATCATAACGGCCAGTTGGGCTTCGGTAATCAGGCTCATCTATATCTCCTATTCGCACCACGAGGACTTAGCCTCGCCTTTATATGGACGGGCTAGGCCCGCTGAGATCAGGCTTTGAGCTAGGCTCTGGTGGTCAAGATAGACCTCACCCAGAACCCGGCCTCCGTACTTGTCCCACTTGAGAATGACGACATCTACCTCAAGGGCATTGGCAACCGCGTCTTTTGTAAACGCGCTTGCCTTTCTAGCGAGGGCTGCTTCCGAATCGCATTGAGCGCGAGGGGCCTTTTCTGGGGTGTCGACGCCCATGACTCGAATCGACAGTCTTGGCGGCAGGGGCGACGGAAGAAAATCCACCGCAATCTCCACGGTATCGCCGTCAATGACGCGGGTAATTTCATAGGGCGTTGCCAGCGCAGGGCTGGCCGACAGGAGGAGGATGCCAAGCCACTTCACTTCTTCGGTCTCTTGATCGGCACCTTCTTGGTGACGGCGTCCAGCGCAGCTTCTTTTGCCATGTCCTTGCCCATGCCGCCGAGCAGGTCGCCGACGTTGCCAGTGGCCGCAACCTTGATTGCGTTCTCCACCGGGTCAGGCAGGTTCACCTTGTCTAGCACGGCATCAATAGCTTTTTCCTTGAGCTTGCGGCCCATGAACATTCCAACGAGTTTGCCAATCATTCGGTGTACTCCTTTGTCGGCGGCTCATCGTTGCCACCCCTGTTGCGATTGTTGCCTGATGCCATGATGCCGCCGAGAGCGCCGACGATAAACGAGGCGATGGGGGTCAGCAGTTCGAAGAACTTGCGGTCGTTCTCGCTCGACTCGCCAAGAGGCTGGGTCACGAAGACAAGGCTGTAGAGGATGGTGAAGATGGTGCCAGCCAAGATAACCACCAGCGAGCAGCCGATGAAGTATCGAAGCTTAGCTTCCAGATAGTCAGAATCGTTTTTGCTCATTGCGAGGCTCCCGTTAGATCAGTCGCACAGTTCCTAGTACGAAGGCAAATAGGTGGCTGACATTCTAAAGCAGACCAGTTGGCTGGGTCTTGGCATGGGTAACGATAGAATCCGTCACCAGAAAAGTAGATAATCGTCACGACAGAAGCAGCAGCAACTGCCCAGATAATCTTCTCTAGCATCTTACCACCTCCCTAAATAGCGGCCCCAGAAGTATAGACCAAAGCCAGCGATAACGCTCGTCGCCAAGATGATGACCGTCCAAAGCGCAGCTTCTAGAAGGCCTTCGATCAGTTCCTTGCGACGGTAAACCTGCTCTCGCTGTTGTTCTCGAACCCGGCGCTCAATGTTCTGGAACTCTAGCCAAGCATCGTTGCCGTAGGTGTAGCTGATAAGCTGACGCAACTCTTTGCGCTGCTGTTCACACTGCTTTTGCGCCGCGAAAATATCAATGGCACTCTTTTGACTTCCGCCGCCGAACAGCGTTCTGAACGCACCCGGCGGTTCGTTAGCCTTCTGGGCGGCGTAGGAAATGTCAGAGACCGCCTTGCCCCATTCGGAGAGCTGAGACGCCATGTCTTGTATCTCGCGCCCAGCCGCAATGCCCTGCTTGAGCATTGAGAATGCTTTGCTCCCAACACTGAGCGCGACACCAATGCTGACGGGATCAAACATCTACAGGCTCCAGAACGGTGGGCAGGGAAACAGCGGATGAACCGCCAGCGCTATGTCCGCACTATACCTGCAAACCTTGACAAATACCATGCGGCCGTCGATCCAAAGGTGCGTGTACGCCACCCAGATCAGCGGCACATTCACTTTGCTAGGCTCCGGAGCAGAGCGTCGATCTTGGAGTCGAGGTTATCGATCCGGGCGATCAGCATGTTCATGCTGGACTGCACGTCAGTCTTGGTGACGTAGTCCCGCGCCATCTCTTCGCGGGTGCGATTGAGCAGGATTTGCAGGCGCTGCACCTCGTCGGAATGGCCTTTGAGAATCCAGCCCACGAGGGCGAGGATGGCTGACAGGCCTGCGCTCCAGAGCGTCTCAGTGGTCATGGCTTACTCCGGTTTTGCAGGCCAAGTTACGGTGTCCGGGAAACCCGGTTGCGCTGTGATGTCGCGAAGAGCTTGTCGATAGGTAAGCCAAACAACGGGGATTTGAATGCCAAAACTATCCTGTGCGTTTTGATCTACAGCTTTGACCACCACCCAGTCGCAGTCCTTTAGCAGGCTGTCGCGCTGAATGCGAATAGCCGAGGCCCGAGAAGCGGTGCGCTCGGCGATCTGCTCTACGGAAAGCGGACGCACGGAGGGTGCATACACCCAAGCCCCACCAACAAAGGTGGGGACGGGTACTCTACGAAGTGCGTCTCCGGATCGTGGTCCGGGGCCGGGGGAGTCTTGACCTCGTACACGCCGTACTCGGCCAGAACCTCGTCGGGGATGGTCCTCGGAAAGCTGGTGTTGGGGTTGTCACGGCGAAGCGCACCCACGCTGTAGGGGTACTGGACGATTGCGCCGTTTGTGGCCTTGACGAACATTGTGTATCCTTTCTGTTCGTTGGACGGGTTACGTCTTGAGCTGCTGTTGAACAACGCCGAGCATAATCTTTGCCTTCTTCTGCTCGAGCTTTTCAGAAGCGAGGAGGCCGCGGAGTTGACCTGCGAACTCGGACAGCTCTGCCTGATCCTGAGGCGGCAACTTTGCGATCTCGTCCAACGCAATCGTGTAGTTGTCGATGTTGATCTGGTAGTGCATGACCTCCTGCACTCGGGCGTCGAGCGACATCTGCAGGATTTCTTCACGGGTCTTAGGTGCTTCGGTATTTTCCACGATTATCCTTTCAGTGGGTTAGGCGGGGGTGCGGCCAAAGATAACGCCTCTGCCTGCCCCCGCAGGCAAGGTGCTCGGGCTAGAGAACTGAGTACCAAATCCCCCTTGCAGCCCGGCGCTGTCGTTAAGTGACCGTTTATAGGCCAATAAAAAGGGTGTCGTACCGCAGGCCAGGGCCACGGCCCAGCCGTTTGGGCTGAAGGCAAGGTCTTGCCCGACGCCCGGTGGCAGAGAGACAGGGTCTGAGAACTTTGAGCCGCTGGCACTCGTGTAGCCTAGAATGTACGGAGGACCACTAATTGAGACGAACAAGGCATTTGGACCCTGAGGACTGTACTTAATACCTGTACCAGCAGCCGTTGCAAGAACAGAGGGGTTAGCAGTCTTAGCCCCAAACCCAGAGATTGAGAAAGCGTAAACAGAGAAGAACGGAGAAGTGTCGTGGGCCACAGCCAGTTGAGAGCCGTCAGTGGAAAACCCAAGGCCGCGGCCAGTGCCTGTTGGAAGCGTCGACGGGTTGGCATACTTGGTTCCAAACCCGGACCCCGACCAAGGGTAGGCCGTGACAAAGGGTGTTGTGAGATGGGCCAAGGCTATGGCAGTTCCCGCCGGATTAAAAGTCACCCCAAGGGGGGTGCCTGCTGGGAGGCTTGCCGGGTTGGAATACCTAGTTCCGAACCCAGAGCTTGACCAAGCATAGACGGAAACATACGGAGAGGAGTCAAGAGCCAAAGCTATGGCAGTTCCTTCCGGGTTAAAAGCCACATCATAACAGGTTGAGGTGGGTACCGAGGCAGGGTCCGAATACTTAGTCCCAAATCCAGCCCCTGACCAAGGGTAAGCCAAGACACGGGGGGAAGTAGTGCCATACCCCACCGCCAAGACGCTGCCATCGGGGCTAAACGCTACCCCCTGCCCTGTTCCCGTCGGAAATGTAGCTGGGTCGGAGTACTTAGTCCCAAACCCGTCTGAGCTAGACCATGGATAAACCGAAAAAATACCAAGAAACGGTGGAGTTGTGCTATTTGGTGTAACGTTGGCTATCGCCACGTACTCCGTGTATGCCGTTTGCGGAGAGCCAACAATAGAGAAGGCCACGCCAAAAGCAGAGGCAGAGGGCAGGGTAGACGGGTTGGCGTGCTTGGCCCCAAATCCAGAGCCAGACCAAGGGTAGGCCGTGACAAATGGGGTGGTGCTGTGGGCCACAACTATCGCCGAGCCGTCTGGGCCAAAAGCGACGTCAGAAGCGTTCCCCGTCGGCAGGGTTCCCGGATCGGCATACTTGGTTCCAAACCCAGAGCCGGACCAAGGGTAGACCGTGACAAAGGGGGTGGTATTGTGGGCCACGGCGATTGCTGAGCCCTCGGGATGAAAAGAGACACCCTCTCCAACCCCTGTCGGCAGGGTAGCCGGGTCGGCGTACTTGGTCCCAAACCCAGAGCCGGACCAAGGATAGACCGTGACAAAGGGGGTGGTGGTGTGAGCTACGGCTAGGGCCGAGCCGTCGGGACTGAAAGTCACGCCGTTTCCATTTCCCGTGGGTAGGGTAGCCGGGTTGGAATACTTGGTTCCAAACCCGGACCCCGACCAAGGGTAGGCCGTGACAAATGGGGTGGTGCTGTGGGCCACGGCGATTGCCGACCCATCAGGGCTGAAGGAGGCAATCTTACCAGCGCCCGTGGGTAGGGTAGCCGGGTTGGCGTACTTGGTCCCAAACCCAGAAACCGACCAAGGGTAGGCCGTGACAAATGGGGTGGTCTCGTGCGCCACAACTATCGCCGAGCCGTCGGGACTGAAAGTCACGCCGTTTCCATTTCCCGTGGGTAGGGTAGCCGGGTTGGCGTACTTGGTCCCAAACCCAGAAACCGACCAAGGGTAGGCCGTGACAAATGGGGTGGTCTCGTGCGCCACAACTATCGCCGAGCCGTCGGGACTGAAAGTCACGCCGTTTCCATTTCCCGTGGGTAGGGTAGCCGGGTTGGAATACTTGGTTCCAAACCCGGACCCCGACCAAGGGTAGGCCGTGACAAAGGGTGTTGTGAGATGGGCCACGGCCACCGAGAGGCCGTCAGGGCTAAAGGCAATGCCGTTTCCAGCGCCTGTGGGCAGCGTGGTCGGGGTGCTGTACAGCCCACCAAATCCGCTGATGTTCCACGAGTAGGCGACGACGCCCGGAAACTCGGCAACACTCAGGGCGATGGCCTTTGGCGCTGTGCCCACACCCGAAGTGGCGCTGATAAGCTTTCCACCAATCATTATGCGTTACCTACCCGAGCGCCGTAGACCTGACCACCAACTTTGAACAAAACCATAATGGTATACCCCGTCGTATTCAACGTCGGCGCGGTGCCGCCGTCGGTTTTCCACACCACGCCAGAGCCGCCGAAAGTCGCGTCGGTCCACGTTAGGGTGTAGGCCGAGCCGTCATTCACCATCAGCGTCACAGATTCGCCGTTGGCAAAGTTTGTGGCTTTGGGAGTGCGGCTTGCGCCAAGTGTGATCAACTGAATGGTTCCATTGCCGGGGTCGATTTCGAAGGCGGCCCCATCCGTGATCGTAAAGATGTCTTCCAAGATTGCGCCGATAATCGCAGGATCGGTGAGCGTCTTGTTGGTTAGCGTCTGAGTCCCCGTAGGAGTGACCACGTCAGAGAAAGAAAGCTGGCCGGAGCCACTCGTCACAACAGCCTGACCGTTGGTGCCGTCGGCCGTGGGCAGCGACAGAGTGTAGCTGGTGGCGACAGTGCCGGGGCCTTGCAGCGCGACGAACTGTCCCCCGGCCGCGTCTTGGAAGCGCACGTCGCCCTGCGCCGTGACATCGACCTGCCCGGCAGTAACCGCGGTGAAGGTCGGGCTGTCCCCCGCCCCCAAACCCAGAGAGGTTCGTGCCGTCGCTCCGCTCTCGGCAACCCAAGTCGTACCGTTGCCGACAATGATGTTTCCGTCGGTAACCGCAAGACCCGCGATAGCGGTCAGCTCAGCGTCGTAGGCCTGTACGTCTGTGCCAATGGCGAGGCCAAGGGTCGTGCGCTGGGCCGAAGCGTCGGCGTCATCAAGAATGGCGCGACCAGCCGCAGTGAGCCCCGTAGTGGCGTAGGTGTCCAGCGCCGTCGTATAGATCATCTGGTTGGCAGATGTCGTCAGCCCAGAGATCGACTGCAACCCCGCGTCGTAGGCCTGCACGTCCGTGCCGATGGCAAGGCCGAGGTTGGTCCGAGCTGTGCCAGCGTCAGACGCCCCTGTTCCACCGTCAGCAACGGCCAGATCGGTAATGCCCGTGATAGAGCCGCCAGTGATCGTCACAGACGACGCAGCCTGAGTCGCCATGGTGCCGAGACCAAGAGAGGTTCGCGCCGTCGCGCCGCTTTCGGCCACCCACGTCGTGCCGTCGCCGACAATGATGTTGCCGTCGGTAACCGCAAGAGCTGCGATGGCGGTTAGTTCGGCGTCGTAGGCCTGCACGTTCGTACCGATAGCGAGGCCGAGGGTCGTGCGCTGGGCCGAAGCGTCGGCGTCATCCAGAAGGGCGCGGCCTGCAGCCGTAAGACCTGTGGTGGCGTAGGTGTCGAGGGCCGTCGTATAGATCATCTGATCGGCGGACGTCGTCAGTCCGGAGATGGACTGCAGTCCCGCATCGTAGGCCTGCACGTCAGTTCCAATGGCGAGGCCGAGGGTTGTGCGCTGGGCCGAAGCGTCGGCGTCATCCAGAATGGCGCGACCTGCAGCCGTAAGACCTGTGGTGGCGTAGGTATCCAGAGCCGTCGTATAGATCATCTGATCGGCAGACGTCGTCAGTCCTGAGATCGATTGCAGCCCGGCGTCGTAGGCCTGCACGTTCGTCCCGATGGAAAGACCAAGAGAGGTTCTGGCCGTCGCGCCGCTCTCGGCAACCCACGTCGTGCCGTTGCCGACAATGATGTTCCCATCGGTCACCGCCAGACCTGCGATGGCGGTCAACTCGGCGTCGTAAGCCTGCACGTCAGTGCCGATGGCGAGACCAAGGTTGGTCCGAGCGGCCGAGGCGCTCGACGCGCCAGTGCCCCCGTCTACGATAGCAAGGTCGGTGATCCCGGTGATCGAGCCCCCGGTAATCTTGACGCTCGACATGGCAAAGTTGGCGGTGATGTCTATGACCGCGGCCCCTGCACCAGTGCCGTCGGCGTACACAACTTTGGTGTCGCCGCTGGCTACAGTGACGTTGCCTCCCGAACCTTGGGTCAAAACCACGCTTTCGCTGGTTACGTTCCACACGATGTAGACGTGCTGCCCGTCGTTTGGCGAGATCGTCACTGTGTTGGTTCCGGAGGGCGCTCCGCCAAAAACCAAGACAGAGTACTGGCCGTCCGAAAGAACTCCGTCAGAGGTGGTCAGCGTGTGGGTTGTTCCTGCAAGCGCGATTGCTCCGACCCCGTTCACCAGTCGGTCAATGATTGACAAGTTGGTGTTGGTCGTGGTGCCCCAAGTACCGGACTGTTCTCCGCTTGCAATGAGCTCAATGCCGCTGTTCGTTGTATACGTGCTGGCCATGTCGCCTCCTTACGCCGCGATGTCTGTCCAAGAGGTGCTGGGCGGTGCTTGTTGCACCTCGGTCCATGAATTTATAGCACCTGTGTTAACCTCCGTCCACGTAGTAGACTCGGGATTTGGAGAAATGTCACTCCAAGAGGCTAAGGTGGCGGGAGTAAGCGAGTTCCAGTTCGTCAGTGGGGCTGGGACAACCTCCCCCCAAACAAGGACCGTCCCAACGGCACCTGCGGCGGAAAGCCCCGTAACACGGACATCGACATTGATGTCACTTGTTATGGAAACAGTCCCGACTAGCCCCGTCGCAGAAAGACCAGTGACAGGAACAACGGCGGGGATTGAGACAACGACGGTCCCAGTCTGCCCTGTCGCAGAAAGACCAGTGACAGGAACAACGGCGGGGATTGAGACAACGACGGTCCCAGTCTGCCCTGTCGCAGAAAGACCAGTGACAGGAACAACGGCGGAACCCGTGACATCAACGGTCCCAGCCTGCCCAGTCGCAGAAAGACCAGTGACGAGGACAGAGACGTCGACGGCGATTAAAACATCAACGGTCCCAGTCTGACCAGTGGCAGAAAGACCAGTTACAGGAACGTCGGCGGGGATTGAGACAACGACGGTCCCAGTCTGCCCTGTCGCAGAAAGACCAGTTACAGGAACGTCGGCGGAACCCGTGACATCGACTGTCCCAGTCTGGCCTGTCGCAGAAAGACCAGTGACGAGAACAGAGACGTCGACGGCGACTAAAACATCAACGGTCCCAGCCTGCCCAGTCGCA